GTATTATAATGAAACGGATGAAGTAAAAAAACACCAAATTTTAAAAAGATGGTGGGGAATTAGGTAATAACTATTCAAATTGTTAAATTTTTATAAATATAGATGAATAATAATATATTAGGGAGATCATTATGGAACTTAAAATAAATGAATCAAAACTACTTGAATTTAATGCAGTTATTGAAGGGGGAAAAGCTGATGATCTTTCAGGAACATTTAGAATAAATATTGATAATATTGAGTATGGATTTCCTGTTAGTTTAGAAGATAAAAAAATTAAAGTCAAAATTCCCCCCTTAAAAGACTATGTTAAAGAAGAAAATTTAAGAAATGTCAAAAGTTCTTTTGTCAGATTGGATATTGTAGCAAAGGGAAAGGTATTTACTCCGTGGAAAGAAGATATCAACATAGAAATTCCCCTTGAAGTCAAAGCAGAAATGACGGACATAAAAGGATTTCTTGAAGAAGCTGATAACATTATTAGGGTTTCTAAAGTAACTGAAGATAAAGCTGTTGTAAAAGAGAAAACTAAAGAAATTGTTATCAGAGATGAAAATAAAAGGAAATCTAAATTTTCCATTATGCTAGAACAGGATAAAGAATGTCCTGAAGGGCAAAAATTCTGACCTGTTAAAAAGAAATGTGTTCCAGTTGGAACCGGAAAAAAAGAAAGAAATAGGGGGGATGCATAATGAAAATATTGGATAAAATTGATGAGCTTTTTGAAGCATCAAGAACTTCAAGATTTAAAGATATGAAGGCACTCAAATCTGCTTTAGATGAGTTGGATGAATTACGTGATGCTTTGAAAATGGAAATAGATGCTAGGAGTACATTTACTGATATAGAACGTCTTACTTTTCTTGAACATTATACGGTCAGAGCTATGAGAAATGTAAAAGCTTTAGAACCTAAGTTAAAAGCTTTTCAAAGTTCATTAAAAGCAAAAATAGATTTTGTTAAGGGGTAATAATGGATTTAGTAAAGAAAATAGATAGTTTGATAGGTGAAGCTTCTTGGGATGATTCTTGGGAAACTCCTATGAAAAATCTTGGTAAAAATTGGTGGAGTGATGATGGAGTTTCATCTAGAGTTGTGGATAGGAATACTCAAGTAGAAGTTATTTGGAAACCGGGTCAAAAACATGTAAAAGTTCAATTTAGGAATATGAAAAATAGAGAATATATAGGTCATGCTATGGTTCCCACAAGTGGTATGAAGTCAAAGGAATTTTTGAAACATGTTGATAAGGATATGAAAAATATTTGGAAATCAAAGAAAAGAGGAATGAAAGAGGGGAGGATTAGTCCTTATTTTAATTTTGGTTTGCCAAAAGTTAAAGGTTGGGAACTTGAAGCTGATAATTATGAAATGGATTATTCAAAAGAACTTCCTGATGGTAGGATACTTCATTTGGTTTTGAATGATATGGATTTTCCTACAGATGGAAGTGCTATTGTTACTTATCCTGAAGGTTCTAAAAGAACAATGCAAACTTCTTGGGAAGTTAAATCCGAAAAAGATATTCCTAACGTACTAAAGAGAATTGAGAAATGGGGGAAATAATATGCCAAGTACATTAAATGAATTTTTAGAAAAAGCATTAAATGAGACAATGAATGAGAAAGATGATTATGGAAACATAAAATCAACGGCAGATTATCTAGTTAAAAAAAGCATAAAAATGTTTGATAGTAAAAAAGCAGATTCAGTTTATTTATTTCTAGATGATTTGATACTCAAAAAAAAGGGGATTTCACAATTTATAGGAGAATTAGAAAGCTTTTCTAAAGGAAAAAAGGTTGAATTTGGGAAACAAAGCAGTCTAGGAGCATATATAGGTGCTTTAAAAGATATGGAAAAGGCAGGTATGAAATTTATATCTGCATGGGATAAAGCTATGGATCAAGTAGGGTGGTCAAAATAATGGATATCTTAGATAAATTAAATTTGATGGTTGATACTACAGTTGTGGGGAATGTAGCTACTAATACTGCTAAAGGGCATATAGATATTATTGGTGGTGAATGTCCTAAAGGTTATGTCTATGATAAAGTCAAGAAAGTTTGTGTTTCTTCTAAGAATGAATCTTCTGTATCCGGTATGGTTGCAGGTTCGGGACAGACAAGAATATGGGGAGTTAAGAGAGATTTAATGCCTGATTTGAATAGAAAAGAACCTGTAGAAATAGAAATGGATGATCCTACAGATAAAAATATTATAGGAAGAAAAGCATTGAGATTCAATAAGCTAACGGGTGCTTATACTCCTTCTTTATGGAGAGAATAATGGATAAAGTAGATAAATATCTGAATGAAGAAAAGACTAGTATGGATATCTTGGACAAGATAGAAATTGAAACTCTTATTCGTGAGACCAAAGAATTTCTTGATGATGATGAGCTAAATGAAAAAGCAATTGAAGCAGCAGGTTGGGGAAAATCTTCAGTTGAAAAATTTGGTGAAACTATAGGTCATAGTCCAAATAAACATGGATTTTTTGATGCATGTGTAAGTAGGATGAAAGGCAAATCTGGTTGGGATAAAGAGAAAGCTAATGGATTTTGTGCAAGGCTTATTGATACTGCAAAAGGGACTACGAAATGGAGAAATGAAGAAAATTACTTGGGTGAAGCAAAATCACATAAAGCAATTGAAAATAGAGTTAAAAAATTAAATGCCTATATAGATAGAGCTAACAAAGATGATGTGTTAGCTATTGAACCTGATTCTACATGGGAAGAACCATATGAATTTAAACCAATTCAAATAAAAGGCAACTTCATTTATTTTGAATGGACTGAACCATATAAAAAGAATAAAAAAAATAAAGAGAGATTTAATTTAAATAATGAAGACCATGAAGATGATATAAAGTATCAATTGAATTGGGTATTAAAGGCATTGAAAAAAGGGTATAAAGAAGACGGTAAAACATTTGGGAAATAAAATGTCAATTTTAGAAAATATAGACAAATATTTAGGTGAAGCTACTTTTACAAAGTTAAGACTAAAAAGGGATTATCCGGGTAGTTACTCTGCTGTTATAGGACGAATACGTGTTAGTGTATATCAAGCTGAAAGCAAACAATATTGGTCTTCAACAGTAGAGATAGGTACATATGGTGATGATGATTATAGTGAGGAAATAATACAGGGTTCGACAAAAGCAGAAGTTGTGAAATATATAGAAAAACACATAAAAAATAATTTAGATGTAATCAATCGAAAACCTAAGAGATATTAAATGAAAAAAAGAAAAGGAAGACTAAATTTATTGGAAGCTCTTTTGTTTTTGGAAGCTACTGTTAGTAGAGGATATCCTGATGATGGTACGGGTATAGCAGGTGATGATGATCGTCCACCTGGAAATATCGTATATGGAGAGAAGTATAAAAAAGTTCCTTTTTTCAATAAATTAACAGACTATCAAAAAAGGTGGGGTGTTGATTTAAGTGATTGGTCATGGGATGAGTTTGAACATTCAGGGGGAATGGAAGATTTTGATAACTACAGTAATACTTTGGATAGCATGAGAGATTTATTTCCAAAGGAGACATGGAATAGAGTTTGGAATAGAATGAAAAATGTTCCAGATGCTTTGGTTACGAAAAGATTTAAGCAAGCAGGACAACCTTGGAGAAAAGGTGGTGAAGATCAACTAGGTGTAGATAAAGAGACTCATGTGGATGTGGATGTAGATAAGGGGGGTTCTTTCAAAGATGCTGATGTAAAGGATGAGTCTTTGTTAGCTAAAATTGACAATATTATATTGTAACAAATGTAGTGAATATTATGAAGATATGAAGTACTGTACTAAATGGAAATTATTATCCTTTACACCTGAATTCAAACTGATTGATATAATTGAGAAAAAATGTTTTAGGAATAAATACCTTCTCACAAAGGAGAAAATATGTCAAATCAATTAGAAGTATTTAGAATGAGATTGGAGCAATTAAAAGAACAAGGGGTAGATATTGATCCAGACAAAATAACAGAAGAAATATTAAATCCACCGATACCTGAAGATTTAGGGGAAAAAGAAAAAGAACAAAAATTATTTGATTTGACTTTAAGTAAAGTAATTGAGCTTGTAACTGATTTTAATGAGCACTATAAACCAAAAGGAAGAAAGCTGAAAGTTATAATAAGAATTGAAAAAGAAAATTCTGCTGATGGTTATGGTGAAAAATTTGTTTATAGTGAAGATATGGAAGTAATTTCTATGATTGAGATTGGAACAAAGGGAAAGTATGAGAAAGTGTTAGAGGAAAAATAATGCAATGTGATGGATGTACTTTGTGCTGTAAGTTATTGCCTGTTCCTTGGATGGATTCTAAAGCAGGTGAATATTGCAAAGAATGTGATATTGATATTGGGTGTAAGATATATGCTCCTAAAGAATGTTTAAGTTTTAAGTGTGCATATAATCAGATGGAAAAATGTCATATTGATTTAAGACCTGATAATTGTGGTGTAGTATTTGAAAGAATCGGTGATGATATTTTTATTGGAACTACTGATTCAAATTTAAAAAAATTAAAAGATGTTGTTACTGGTCAAATTATGTCATTTGTTAAAGAAGGGTTTTCAGTAATTTTATTTAATAAAAAAATTCCTGTTCCTTACATATTTCCATCTAATTGTACAAAAGAAGAAGTATGGAATAAATATAATTTGGAGTTAGAAAAAAATGGCAGAACCTTGGTACACAACTGATTTACAAACTATTAACCTTGCTCAAGATACGGGAAGTTGGGATGAATTAGATGATTGGGCAGGTGGTGGTACAATCTATACTGATGAAACTGATTACTATATTCAAGGTGGTAATTGTAGTTCACAATTAGCTACTAAAACTGGTGCTCAAGATGAAACATCTTTAATAGTAGATTATGGTTCTGATTTAAGTGCTTCATTTACTTCAGGTATATGTGTCTTTATGTGGCATGTGTTTTTACCTGCTAATGCTCTTGATACATTTGCTAATGGGGGAACAAGATTAATAGTTGCTGCTGATGTAACTGAATTTGATGCATGGAAAACTGGTGGTAAAGATTTTGGTAGAAATCCTTATGGTGGTTGGCAGAATGTAGCTGTTGACCCTACTTTTCCACCTGATTATCAAGATGATGGTGCTGTTGGTAATGGTGGAGTTTATAGATGGTTTGGTGGTGGTGTATATCTTCTTGCAGCAATTGGTAAAGGTGCTCCACATGGAGTAGATGCTATTAGATATGGCAGAGGGAATATTATAGTTTCTGAAGGAACAGTAAGTACACCATGTAATTTTATTCAAATGGCACAAAAGAATGACGATCCTGATTTAAGATGGGGGTTGTTTCAGGAACAAGCTGGAATTTATCTATGGAAAGGTTTAATGACTATCGGTACTGCTACAAGTGCTGCATATTTTGATGATGAGAATATTAATATAACCATAGATGATACACCAAGAACATATCCTGATTTTAATAAAATTGAAATTAGGAATTCAAGTTCTAATGTTTATTGGACTAATATCAATTTTGCTGCTGTAAATGCTGCTGGATTATCTGTAGGTAGACTTGTAGTTGTAAATAATGCTACTTTTATTCTAAATGGTTGTTCATTTACTGATATGAATGAATTAACATTTCAGTCTAATAGTGATATTAATGGTACTACTTTTAGAAGATGTGATTTGGTTACTCAAGGTGGTGCTCCATTTGATGGATGTTCTTTTTCTGTTCCATCTTCTGCTGTTGGATTACTTGTAAACAGTAATTTAGAAACTATTACTAATTGTGATTTTATTAGTGATGGAACGGGACATGCTATTGAGTTAACAGCTTCAGGAGATGGTGGTTTAACATTTGATGGTAATACATTTTCACAATATGCTTCGGCTGATGGAAGTACAGGAAATGAAGCTTTATATAATAATTCAGGTGGGAATATAACTATAAATCTTCAAAATACCACAAGTATTCCATCAATAAGAAATGGAGTAGGGTCTAATACTTCAGTACAACTTGCAGTTACTTTGACATTATCAGGTATAGTTTCAGGTTCAGAAGTTAGAATTCAAACGGCAAGGGGAATAAATCCATCAGGAGCAGAACTATTTCATGTTGAGACTACAACAGGGGCAGATGTTGAATGGACATATAATTTTAGTGATTTTGGAGCAGAGTATTTAATTGATATTATTATGCATCATGTTGAATATACTCATTTGAGAATAGATGATCTTGAGTTACCTGATGCAAATTCAACTATTCCTATACAGCAATCAGGTGATAGATGGTATGCAAATCCAATTATAACTAAGACTGAAACATTTGGGAAAAGACCTACTGATACATGGCAAACGTGGGTAGATTCTTATATGGATTCAGATAATCCTACTCTAAAGTATAATACAGAGGAAAGTTTACTTACTTATCTTTCTGTAGATATTCCAATTTTTAGTCCTAAGATTGGGGATTCTATCATTCCAAGTTTTTCTACTGTAAATTCAGCTAAGATTTGGTTATATATATATGCTAATGATCAAACAGGATCAGAAGGTGCTGCTGCTAAATTGCTTAGAAGGAATTGGGTAACTACTGAAGTAACTTGGAATGAATGGAGTAATGGAAATGCTTGGACAACGGGTGGGGGTACTGATACTACTGATGATATATATGGAAGTTCAGGTGATATAACTATTGTTGGAGCAGGTCAAACAGGATGGGTAAGTTGGACTGTTACAGATGATATTCAAGATTGGCTAGATGGAACATATCCAAATCTTTATGGATGGTTAATAATTGGTGGTGGTATAGGTGGGTTGGGATGGGAAGCTAGGTCTAGTAATTATTTAGCAAATACATCTTTGAGACCTTATCTTTCAATTAATTGGACTCAATAAATAAAACTAAAACCCCTAAATTGTAAATTTTTTATAAGATCATTTGTGAAAAAAGGGAAAATTAAATATAAATATAGATAAGAATTATTTATATTTAGGAGGATTAAAAAATGGCTAAAATAGTTGACCCTGATGATCTTAACCAAGGGGTAGAAGTTACAATCACACCGGGGGCAAGTGGTACTATCACACTAAATCCTGGGTCTGGTAATCTAGTCTATGCTGATGGGGCTACCGGACAGGCAATTTACTCATTCATGAAAGAGGAATGGAAAACGGATGCTAATTTGATTAAATTTCCATTTCCGTTTATTGCTATTACTGAAGAACAGTTTGAGTTGATTGATGCATGGAATTGGGCCGATCAAACTACAAAAAATACCATTAGAGATGCTGGATGGGCTTATAAAAATGATGCAGGTGTAAGTAGAGAAGAATATATGAATGTTACCACTCTTGGTTCATTTCAAGATTCGGTTAACGATAAAGCATATTATGTTCAGGCTACTCCTGCTTCTGCTGCAACTCCTGTAGATATGGTTTTTGCAGGGGAAGTCAATCAAGCAGTCAAGATTTTTGGTAATACCAATTTCGGCAATTTTGACTATCGTGATCTTTTTATTATTTATCTTAGAGAAGAAGCAAAAATTTATGACAGTTACGATCTTTTGACTGAACAGAATTTGACAGCTTTGACTTATAAGAAATATGCTATGCCTTTGGCAAATGCACTTGATATTAAGGTAACTCATACTGATGCTCAAATTGCTTCAGGTGCAAATTATCAAAATATTGATGTTTCGTATTACTACTCACAGCAAGGAAGATTGATTGGTGATACGGTTTATTATTTCCATGTTATCATTGATGGTAATGGTAAACTTGCTGAATTGGTCTATGAAAAGATTCAGTATTTACTAAGACAAACGGGTAATATTAATTCTAATGCTCTTACTTCTGCTGCTTCACCTATAAGAGGTGACATTGCTGATGATATGTTACTTTTCATTGGTGATACCTTAAGGACTCTCAATGTAGCAGGATGGGGTGGTACTTATATTGATAACTATAACTTACAAGATATCAATAGATTGGAATTTACTGATGATGCAGATGAAATCAGGACATTTCCATATACAGCTACAGGTACATTGGATTTTAACTCTAACCTTGTAGATGATGCTGCTGCTGAATATTGGATGTTTTTTACTAGTATTGGGGTAAGTGCTTACGGTACATCAGATGCTATTCTTGTAGAGGATGCTAATTCTAATACCATTTCAGGTTTTGCTTCTGCTGCTAGCATACCTTGGTCATTTGACTATGATGGTAATACTCAAGGTGGAAGGACTATTAAAACTGATGCTCCTGTAACTGTAGTTGCCATTGGTCTGCTTACAGCACAATATGTTAGAACTACTTCAACAATTACAAGAGCTACGGGGCAAACTATTTCATTGGTTGCTTCTCTTGAAAGAAACTATAGTACTTAATTACTATAGAAAATAGGTGTTGTGGAAGTGGTTAATATAATTCAAATAAAAAGTTTCATCATTAGGATAGGAATATTCTTTTGATGAAACTTTTCCCTCCATTTCATCTATTTTTGACCCATTTATATATAAATATAAGTAATAAGACCAAAGGGATTACTGAGAGGATTACTATAAATGGCAGAAAAAGTAACCTTTGATGGGCCAAATAAAATCATCAACGTCAATTATGGAATTACAGAATTAGATGCTCAAAGGGATATTTACTCTGCATGGAAAAGATGGGTAACAACTCCCCCTTCAGCATCAGATGTTCCGGTTAATGCAGGATACTTGGATGCATTAAGGACTGTTGGTGGAGACCCTATAGGTGGTGGTCAATTTGTTTCTGCTTATTTCTTTTTATTGAATGGATGGAGAGTACGTTCATGGGCAGGAAATCATTTTCTGCAAGTACTTGGAAATTTATATGTTGATGAAGGGGGGAGTCCTGTAGTTCCTACTGTTGGAGATTACCAGATTGTAGTTACTTTTGTTGTTTCCCCTCAATCTATTACTACTACTTCCCCGACAGTTACAGCAGGAATTATCACGACTGAAGATAAGAAAGATATTACTCAAGGAGTATGGTCTGAACCTGCAAGTGCAGGTGGAACTGATTCAATGGGTGAATTGCAGAGAGATATCAAAACGGATACTTCATTGATTCCAGGAACAGTGTAATGGGAGTAATAGTAACAAGACAGACAACGGGTAGTGGTTCAGCTAGTGGTGGTGGAGCATATACTTTATTAGAAAAACTTGCTAATGAAATGGAGATGGAGTTTAAATCCATTTCTTTATATGCATATAAAGAATTTGTTTATAATGTTCAAAAGCAATTAACAAATATAGGAATATGGGCAGATAATACAAAGGCAAGTAAACTATTTAATAAAGATTTATCATATAATGTTCAGAAGCAATTAATAAGAACAGATTTGATTAGAATTTCAGATGGAGAGACTATGGCAAAATTGTTTACCTATAATGGTCAGAAGCAATTAGAATCAATTACTACGAGTGGAAGTGGGCCATATTAAATGAATATATTAGCATTTTTCACAAGTAATGGTGTTCCCATAACAGGTTTGACACCTACAATCAGAATAAGGGATGTTGCTGATAATTCTCTTGTGGTAACAGATGCAGTAATGCCTGAAGTGGGGGATGGAAATTACAAATATGATTATACTGCCTATGATCTTCATAAAGATTATGCCATTAGATGTGATGGTGGTGTAGTATTACCTATAAATGAAAGATATACTTTTGGTGGTAATGAGAATTATATTGAAGATATCGAAACAACTACATTAGCAATTTCAGCAGGGGTAAAAGAAAATTCTGATGATCTAAAAAGAATTCTTGGATTAGTTCATGAAAATATATTTATTGATAATCCATCTTATGATGGAGATGGAAATATGACTTCTGCAAGATTAAGGATTTATTCAAATCCTGCTTCAGTGGGTACGGGAAGTGATGTAATCGGGACATATCAAATAACTGCTCCCTCTACTGCCCCTGGGGAATTTACCTCATGGAGACAAGTAAGGACAAGCTAAGATGAGTGTTGCAATTGCCACAATGGGAAAATTTATACCTAGAGTAGCAGGTGGTGGTGATATTATAGTTGAGGAAGGTGGTGGTGGTTCGTCTTATGGTTGGGAAAGAAAAAAACCTCAAATCATAGTAAATAGTGTGTATGATGAAGAAGATGATTTTAGAATAAAAATTACAAAGGTTACAGAATGGAGTTAAATGTATCAAAACCAAAAAAAATTGTGTTCAAAATATCTATAGCTAATGTAGATGTAACCAATGTAGAAGGAACATTTATTTTATTTCTCACTGATTCATTATTTATAGGTGTTTCAACAATTGTTGAAAATGGAAGATTGGCTGTTACTATTCCACCATTGAAGAAATTTGGTTTTAAAGAAGGAAAAGAATATAAAGTTGAATTGAGAGTAGTTGCTAACAGAGATTACTATACTATTCCTTGGACTGATAAAGTCATAATAAAAAAATCAATTAACGTGAATGCTTCTGTTAAAAGTATATCGGAAGAAGGAGAACCGTATATATTAGTGACTAAACCCATTGTAATAAAGATTTAATTATGGAAATTGTGTTAGAAAAAGACCCATTTGAATATAGAATCTTTAAACATATCTTAAAATTCGATCAAAAAAAATTAGACAATAATGATGCAAAAGTTTTGAGTATGAGAATATGTAGACAGTTAAAGGAAATAACAAATATGAGGTGGATGGTAAGGTCATGTGTTGGTGGGAAGTGTACTATTGCTACTTCTATGATACCGAATAAAAAAAAGAGACAGAAATGGAAGGGAAAAAAGATAGTTGTCAATGACGTGCCTTATATTTCTTAGAGGGGGATATTATGAAGTTTAGAGATTGGGATGAAAAGAAGACAAATGAAGCTATGGGATTTGTTCAAAAACTTCCATATCAATTGAAGAAGAAAGAAAAATCTACTGTTGGTAAAGTGAATACATCCAATATAACGAGAAAGGTTGATGAACCTAAAGACATTAAAAAAGCTATTATAGCATATGTTAAGGGTGTTCAGGAAATTTATAACAAGAATGATTCTTATAATAAAGAAGTAACTCCACCTAAAATAGAATTTAAAAAAGGTGGTAGATATTATAAGATTATAACAAAACAAACTTTTGGTTCAGGAACTAGTGTTCATTCTTTTGTCGATGCAAAAGAAGGGCCAGAATTTGGAAATGTTTATAAAGCAGCTAGTTGGAAAGCACCTGCTAAAGGTGCAAGAGGTAATGTTTTTAGTCCTACAAATGGATTAGAAGCAATATCAAAAAGTGGAGGTAATGTTTGGTATGCTAAATCAGGAAGAAGATAAGATGATGAAAAAGGTGTTTTTAATATTAGTTTTATTATTTATTGTTTTTGTTTCTAATAGTATAGCACAAAGTACAGCAGCAAAGAAGATTTACATTATTGGTGATGCTTCAGTATTATCAGGATTAAATATTTATGATAAAGATTCAGGTAATCTTATATGTCATGCAGAAATGGGTGATGATGGAAAATTTACCTGTAAATTAAATCCAGATGCAATTTTTTCTGAAGAAGAAATTTTTAAGATAGTAACAGAAGTTATAGTTAAGGTTTTAAAGGATATAAACATACAAGCAGAACCAGTATGGACAAAAGTTCAGGAATGAATTAAATCGGATCACCAGTTGATGAAAGAAAGATTTATAGAAGAACTTAAAAATGAAATTCAAAGATTTTGATGAAAAAACATTTCTTGTAAAGAAATTGAAACCTCATAAAGTTAAGGATTTGAATCCTAAAACTCTTAGGATGAAAACTTATAAGAGAGTTGATTATATAAAGACTGATGTTCCTATGGAGAAAAGAACTTTAGGCAATGTACCTAGATATGCTAATAAAAAGCCTAAAGTTCATTTCAAAGATTGGATGGGAATTAAAGGACAAAAAATTCACTCTGATCATTCTGCTCAATCATTTGGAAAGGCTGAATCAGATGGTAAATGGTATGGTTGGAGTCATAGGGCTATCTATGGATTTGGTGTAGGTGATTGTGTAAAACCTGATACTTGTGGTAACAGTTCAGGCAAGGAATATGTGATTAAGACAGATGATCAAGCTAGAGATACTGCAATAGCATTTGCTAAGGATATTTCTTGATTTTGATCAAAATAGAATTTTTTTATATCGAATCCTTCTGATTCATAATATTGCAATCTTTTTTCTCCATGTTTATGTAAGAATTTTACTTCATCTATAATGTCAAATATAATTGCTCCATCTTCTTTATTCTCATGGGTTCTTAAAGTTCTTCCTATACTTTGTAGAGTTCTTATTTTACTTTTAGTTGGGGAAGCTAGTATGGCATATTTTAGATTTGGTATATTTATACCTTGCTGGAATATACCGTAAGTTGCAATAAGGGCAATATTGTTGCTTCTCATCATTTTTTTTCTCCATTCTTCCCTTATATCAACCTTATCCTTTCCTGAAAGAAATACTATCTCTTTTTTTGTGTGTCTATTTAATAATTTTATCAATTTATCCCCTTCATTTATTTTTGACACAAGAAGAAGGACATTATCATTTAAATGATGAACTAATAAAGATACGACTCCTAATCTATATTTGTGATTAAATATTTCTTCTTTAATTCCATTATAAGAGTCTGCTTCAACTCCAAAGGGATAGTTTATTTTAAATATTTTAACATTGCATTTTGCAATATATCCTTGTTCTGCAAGAAGACCTGAAGGATATTCTTTTATAATTGGGCCTAAGTATGATTTTATATTATAAAGTTCTGTTTGGTCATTCGGAAGTGTTCCGGTAAAGCCAAGTCTATACCTTGCTTTTGATTTAGAAAATATCTTTTTGAGTTCATGGGCTTTTACTTGATGGCATTCATCCCCAATCATACAATCGTATAATTCTATTTTTTTATGATTATTTTTTAAAGTTTGCCATGTGGATATGACGATTGCATTATCCCATTCTTTATATCCTGTATAAACTCTACCGATATATTGACTAGGTATACCATATTCGATCATATCATCTCTGAATTGTTCCACAAGCTGAACTGATGGAACTATAATCAATCCCCTATATACTTTAGTGATTGGTCGATTATCTAGTAGGGTTTTGATTATATAGGATATTGCAAGAGATTTCCCTGAAGCTGTAGCTGATCTTATTATGCCTTTTGTATATCTTAGAGTAGTTTCAATGGATTCTTTTTGATATGGTCTTGGATATAAAGACAAATCATACTTGATATCTAAAGGATTTCCCTTGAAAAGACTTTTGACATTATCATCAGGTTCTAATTTTATATCTGGAAATAGTCTTTTGTGTGTTCTTAAAAAATCAAGTAAAAGTCCAAATGGCATTAAAGATGCTTCAGTTATGAAATGTACTTTTCCATCCCATAATCCTGATTTGTATTTTCCAGACCAAAAGTAATTTTTTACATGAAGGGAGAATTCGTTTTTCATTATCTTCATGTAATCATAGTGATTTGTTTTTATTCTAATTTTATAGTTATTGCCTAAATTTAATTCTACTTTATATGCCATGTCTCTCTCTGTCAGAAAATGTCTTCATGCTCCATCCCATTGAATTAAATGCTCTCCAACACATGTCAAAGAATCTTACTCTAACTTGTTGTTTTGCCATTATTTTTTTCATTTTTATGATTTTTTCATCAGATGGTAAGCAGTAATCTTCTATTTCTTTTTTTGCCCATTCCTCATCTACATTAAATCTATAATGTTTATATCTTATTCCTCTCAAAGCATCCATTTTTCTTTCTAAAACTTCATATTTTTCAAGCTCTGCATAGTAGAATTCTTTGTATCTAATGACCATCATTTCATTTTTTTGTAGTTTTTCTGCTATATCAAGGTCTGAAAAAGTTGCCAGTTGTTCAATATCATGATTACTTCTTAATTCGTCAAATATTTGTTTTAATTCGTCAAGTTCATTCATTTCATTTATCCCTCTATTTATAATTATAAATAATAACATGAGAAGTGAAATTTGTTAATTAACAAATTTGAAAAAGTGGTGTAAAATATTATTAATGGAAAAATTAAATTCAAATTTTTTAGAGAAGATCATACTCAAAGGCATTTTATCTAATAGGGATTTTCTTATTTTGACTTCATCTGTCTTTGAAGCAGAATATTTTGATGATCCCAATATTAGTTATGCCTTTAAATTTTGTAAGGATTATGTTGATGAATTCAATGGGATACCATCAAATGATACAGTAATCAATTCTTCTGAAAATCCTGATGAAATTAGGTCTATTATAGAGCAAGCTGTTTCAACAGATTTTAGTATAACAGAAAGTTATGAGTTTTTATTATCTCAATCTAATGATTATTTGAAAGAGAAAGCACTTAAGCTTGCTATTATAGAGTCTGTTGATGAAGTTGAAGACCCCGAAAAAAGAAATTTAATTCAACAGAGAATTGAACAGGCTTTAACCAAGGATATTAAAATTGATTTGGGTCTGAAGTATTTTGAGGAAATGGGAGATAGGCTTAGAAGGATATTTACTACTTCAGAAAATAGAGTTCCAACATATTTTCATGCTTTTGATGAGCTAATAAATGGTGGATTCCCCCCTTATACTTTTAATGTATTTACAGCAAAGATTCATGGGGGGAAGTCAAATACAATGGCTAATTTTGCTGCAAGGCAAGTTTTAAATGGCAAGAATGCTGTTGTTATTTCTTTGGAAATGTCTCAAGATGCTTTTGCTCAAAGATTTGATGGGATTTATTCAGGGTTTGATGTTAATAGGATGTATTTAACTGGTACATATAGAACGAGATTAGCTAGAAAATTAAGAGGTATTAGAGAAGATGAGAGTAGAGGTGAATTATTCATAAAACAATATCCAACAGGGGATGCATCAGTATTAGATTTTCGAATATATCTAAGGGAATTAGCTCTTAGGGATATTAAGATTGATATTATATATGTTGATTACATAAATTTGATGAAGACAGCATATAAGACTGATAAGAATATGTATACAGTAGTAAAAAGGGTATCGGAAGAACTTAGATCATTATCTTTTGAATTTGAGTGTCCTATTGTGTCAGTTTCACAGTTAAATAGAGAAGGATTTTTTGTGGCATTTAATGAGTTGGATTTTAATTATGTTGCTGAATCAATGGGAGTTCCTGCTACTGCTGATTTTATGGCTATTTTAGGAGTTGATGAAGAACAAATGATATATGAATCTGAAATTCTTTATAAAATAACAAAGTCAAGAATTGGTGGTAGAGTTGGTCATATGGATAGGTTTTATCTTGACAAAAGAAGCTTGAAGATGTATGACAGCATTGAACTAGATGAATGGATTGAAGATGCTACAATTTCAGGGGATGATAGAGAACAGATTGATCAAGAAGAATTAGCAGAAAGAGCAGCAAGAAGAAGAAGGGGGGGTAGAAGGAATAACAATTAAATGCTTTCTAACAAAAAAATAAGAATGCTTGAATTGCTTGATAAACAAGTGGGAACATGTCAGAAATGTTCATTAAGTCCTAATGGTACGGCTATTCCACATTGGAGTCCTGTATCTAAATATGTGATAATAGGTGAAGCTCCGGGGTATAATGAAGTTAGAAACAAAACTCCTTTTGTTGGTGCTGCTGGAAAAATATTAACTGATTTATTAGGAGAAATTGGTTTTAAGAAAAGTGAATTCCTTATAATAAATTCGGTACAGTGTAGACCAGTAGAAGGCAATAGAAATGCTAAACCCAATCTAACTCAACTTTCAGTATGTCAACATTATATACGAAAGTATATAACTGTTATAAATCCTGAAAAAATACTTTGTTTGGGAAATTATGCAAAGTATATTTTTACAGAAGACATTACGGGAATTTTAAGGCAAAGGGGAGTATTTAAAACTTTATCACTAAGAGAAAAAGAATATCCTGTATTATTTACAATTCATCCTGCTTATTGTATCTATAATCAGGAAGATGGAGTTCCAATGTTACGAGAAGATATTAAACTTTTCAAAGATACAGAATTTGAAAAGGAAAGTGAGTGGTTATTTACTGAGGATGAATTTACTATATTTTAAGGGAGTATAGCCGAATTTGGTATAGGCATTGGTTTTAGGAACCAAAATTTGTAGGTTCGATTCCTACTACTCCCACCAAAAAAATGAAAAAGCAGAAAAGGGAAAAAATTAGACAAAGAACTGTTTATAAATGTCCGATATGTAAAGGGCCAGTTGTATTAGAATTATTAAATCTACATATGATGTTTGTTTGTTGTAAGTCATGTAATGCAGTTTATGATTATTATGATCCATTGGATGAGAGAGATATTTATAATTATGATATATGAGCTAGCGTGGTGGAACTTTGGTATACACGTAAGACTTAAAATCTTATGCTTGAAATGGATTGAGGGTTCGAATCCCTCCGCTAGCACCATCATGGGAATGTAGCCGAATTTGGTATAGGCATTGGATTCAAAATCCAAAATTTGAAGGTTCGACTCCTTTCATTCCCACCAACAATATTAGGAGAAAGGATGTTTAAAAATATATGGTATAATACAAAAAAATCACAAATCCATCTATGGGAGCAAATTAATGGTGAAGATTTATATACTGAAATTCCTTGGACACCATATGTTTTCTTGCCTTCCGAAAAAAAGAATGCTGATGCTAAAACCATTTTTGGTGGTTTAGTTAAGAAGCAAACTTTCCCTACCTACTATGCATATCATAATTTTTTAGAAGGAAATAGTACTTCCAATGTTTTTGAAAATAAAGCTAAAAATGAAATTCAATATCTTGCAGAAAGATATTATGGTATACCGGATGATGAGCTATATGTACCTAATCTGAAAATTTATTATATAGATATTGAAGTAATTACGGGAGAAGGATTTCCAGATTTTAAAGACCCTAAAGACCCTGTAGTACTTGCATCAATTAGAAATGGATTAACAGGAGAAACTATCACATTTGGATATGATGTTTATGGATTAAAAAATTATGAAGGAAATATGCAAAATTTAAAATATTATGTATGTGATAGTGAAGAAGATTTAATGAGATATTTTTTTAATTACTTACACAAGTATCCTTGTGATGTGATGAGTGGTTATAATATATGGGCTTTTGATTTGCCTTATATGGTTAATAGGGCAAAGGTTTTATGGGGGGAAGAAAAAGGCAAAAAAATCTATAGTAAAATGTCACCTATTAACGTAGTTAGTATATGGAAGCAAAATTTGTCTGAATCTCTCAATATTGATATGGGGGGAGTGACGATTTTAGATTATTATAATGTCTATAAATGGTATGGGAAAAAGCTTGAAAGGTATACTCTTGAGTATGTTAGTCAAGTAGAACTAAAGAAAGGAAAATTGGAAAATCCATATGATTCTCTTAATGAATTGGCTGAAAAGGATTGGGATAAGTTTGTTGATTATAATGTGATAGATTGTGAACGGGTGAATGATCTTGAAATTCAACTTGGATATATTAGGATGATTCAAGCAGTAAGTCTTTTATGCAAATCACCAATGAAATATTATAATGCTCAAACCCAATTAATTGAAGGGTTAATGCTAACGTATTTTAGGAGAAATAATCTATGTGCTCCCCATTTTGCAGGTGGAGACAAAGAAGAATTTAAAGCTGCATGGGTCAAAGAACCTGATAAGGGATTGCATGAGTGGATTGTAGATGTGGATATAACGTCAAGCTATCCATCCCATATTATTACAATGAATATGTCAAATGAAACTTTTATGGGTAAGATTATCAGACTTCAGGAAGAAGAAATCATTTCTTGTACAAGAAATAGGGAGTTTCAATCATTCAAAATGATAAAGGAAGTTAATGGTGATTGGAAAACGATTATATTTGATGAGTCTAATCTTGATAAGTTTAATCTTGCTCTGAAAAAAGGTCTATTGTCTATATCTCCAAATGGTTCTGTTTTTTCGACTAAAAAAGAAGGGGTGGTTGCTAAAGTTGAAAAGAATGTATTTTTCAAAAGAAAAGAGGTTAAAGGCAAAAGGTATGAATATGGGATGAAGGCTAATGCATGTGAAGAAGGTACAGATGATTATAAGAGGTATAAAGAACGAGAAAAAGAACTTAATTCTTTACAGTTAGCTCTTAAGGTTATGATGAATGCTTTCTTCGGCATTCTTTCAGTTCCTTATTCAAGGTACTTTAATGTTTACATTGCTGAAGCTATTACAGCAGGGGGAAGGCATACCATCAAATCAGGAGAAAGGTTCTGTAATGAGCTTCTGAATAGCCCTAATCAGGAATTATTAGATATATTAACTGATCTATCAGCAGAGAAGATTCCATCAAAAAATAAGGATTATGTGAAGTATATTGATACTGATTCTCTTTTTGTTGGGTTGGGGGAATGGATAAAGGACAGTGGGGATTCTGTATGGGATAGTTTGGATGATGATGAGAAAATTGATATCATCAAAGATATATCCGGTATCATGGAAAGATATATTGATGATCGGATATATAATGAAATTCAGTTAGGAGATTATAACTCCCAAGTTCATGATTTCAAGATAGGATTCAAACAGGAAATTATTGCTAAGACTGCTCTTTTCGTCAAAAAGAAAAAATATGCTTATTGGTTGCTTGATAAAGAGGGAGTCCCACAAAATGATATAAAGGTAACGGGCCTTGAAATTGTTAGGTCTGAATCCGCTGAAGCTATAAGACCTAGATTAAAAGAAGTCATGGAAATGATCATGAAGCAAAAGGGGGATGATGTACTTTCTAAAAATATTAGAAAGTTTAAAAAGGAATTGAGTATATTAGAACCTGAAGAATTAGCTGCAAATATTGGTATTAATAATATCAGAAAATATTTGAATAGTGGTTCACCAAAAAAAGGTACACCTTGGCATGTAAAAGGAGTCTATGGGTATAGACTCCTTTTAGATAAACTTGGGTTAAAAGATAAATATGAGGATATTAAGGAAGGTCTTAAAGCCAAAGTAGTTTACATCAAAAAGAATCCTTGGAATATCGAAACAATTTCATTTTACAATTGGCCTGAAGAATTTGATACTTTAATACAATTTGATTCAAGTATTATGATTGATAAGTTTTTCATAAAGAAAGTACGATTATTACTTGAACCGATTGATAAAGAACAACTAATTGATGTAGATACTAGTGCTTTTAAAACTTTCTTTTAACTCATTCTCTATTTACGAACTTGAGAATCATCATCTCTACCTGCTGCTGTAGTTGTTGGGTCTTCAAGAATGCCAAATACCCTTCTATAACCTGCTTCCTTAGTACTATCAGTTACATACCAAGAAACTTTATGTCTGATTGCTGCTGTTTTCTGATTAGATACAGTTTCTTGATTTACGAATGTTCCCCCACCAGGAGAGGTATTTGCATATCCATTTGGTTTATTTCCTACTGCTGGTAAATTACCAGAAGGAGAAGCAGTTACGGTAGATGCTGCACTTATTTTATTTCTAGTTACTGTGGGATTAAGCGTCCTTGCTTTTTGTCTTTGCACACCTTTTTTGTATGTATTTTCATCGGTGTTTGCTGCTCTTGGATTTCCCATAGTTCCATCTTGAAAAATCTTAGTTTCATTCAGTAACCATGCATCTCCATCTGTTCCGTTTGCTGCTATTGCTGCTACTACTGTATCGTAATTGGTTAATGCTGCAAATGTTGAGTAATTCATAATTTTTCTCCTTTGTTAAATGATTTCTCCACCTAAAAATCTTTTGAGTTTACCTTCTTTTGGCTGTTCTTGTGGTTTTTTTTCAGGTGGTGGTTCTTGTTGCTGTTGGTCTTCGGGTGGTTCTTCTCCTTGATCGGGTGGAGGTTCAGTTATAGTCTTTTTTGGTTTAGTTTCTTGATCTACATTTTTCCACTTCTTTTTCTTATCTCTTAAATCTTCAACTATAGCATCATTAGCTTCATTTTCTTCTTTCTTTTGCATTGTAGCTAATGCTGCATCAATCATTTTAATATATCTTTGTACTTTTTCAGATGGATATGATTGACCAACTTTAGGTTCACCTAAACCAAGAGCTTTTGAAACGGCATCTTCATTTAATAAAAAACTGTGGTATCTCATATTCTCTTTAGCACTCCTTTTTAATTTTATTCTGTTTTAAATAATATACCATTTCCTCAATTTTTGAATCTATGAAATCATCAAAGTTATTTAGATTTTTTTTCAAAATAATTTCAGTTGATTTTGGTATTTGAGTTTTAATGTCATTGAATACACTATATTTTAATTTAGTTGCTTCTTCTGTTGTGATTTTACCATTAGCTGTAAATTCCTTTATTAATTGCTCTGCTCTTACTACTGCTCCCTGTGTAATTAGATTGAGTTGTTTGAAAGCAGTGTCAATTACTTGACTATTTGTTTTACTTGTTGCCCACCTTCTTAATTCATTTAATAACCAAGTTGCTATTATTCCAACTGATGTTACTATGATTGGGGCTACTACTACCATTATTTGAGACAATATTTGACTTGTAATTTCATTCATGATTCTTCCCTTAGTAGATTTTTATTCTTGGTTTGTATATCCCAAGATTGCTGAATTCCCCCGGTTTTAATGCTCTGTCTTGTTTTTTTAATATACCGGACTCTTGTAATACCCATTGAGCAAATTCTGAACAGAAGCTATGTTTTTCAACGTCTACACTAACTTTTCTATACATTTGCCTTAATAGTGATAGATAGTCATATCTTAATTCATCTGTTCTTCCTTCAGCTAAGAGACAAATACATGCTACTTCATCCCTATATTCACTGAATTCATCTTTTAGGGAGTACCAATATGCTGTTCCTTTGTAGTTTTTTAATCTGGTTGATAGTAGATTCAGTTCAATTCCTGCATTAAGAGCTTCCATAATGAATCTTCTATCTCTAATATTTTTAAATTCATCGACACACCATAAAAGGGCAGTATGATTAACATCCTTTTTTGTGAAAAGGCGAATCATTTTTCCTATCATTGAAAAAGTAGAAAACTCTATAAGGTCTCCATTGTCCATCAAATGACGATATATCAAATATTGATCTAAATTTATTTTGTCCATATATCTAGCCTTTTGACTTCTTGTACAAGATCATCAATGGATGATAATACCAGTATTGTATCATCCTGTTCAATTATTTCATTTTGTGGAAGCTGTACCATTACATTACCCAATAAAAGGATTTGTGCTCCTACCATTTTATTTATTTTGGTGAATTGTTCCAAAGCAATGCTTTGGAGTGTACCAAATGTTATTCCTGCTTTAACACGGTCTCTTACATAATTTGCCCATGCTTCAAATTCTTCGAATGTATATCCTTCCAATACTAAGCCTTCTTGGGAGACTACTTCTAATCCTCTATGTAGTACCTGTCTCTTATACACATCTCCGAGCCCACGAGACTAGGCATGATCTCGTATGCCGTCTTCTGCTTGAAAAAAAAAA